CCAGTACGCGGACGAGGTGGAAATGATAAAGACCGCGTCCCAGGCAAAGCGCGTCCAATCCGGCGGTAAAAACATGGAATCAGCCTGGTATTGCCACCCCATCCGGAGTGATGGTGTACGAGCTTGTCGGCATTCCCAAACGAGTGGCGATCTGGCGCTCGAGCTCGGCTATTCTAGGGCCTAGCTCACGCAGTTCCGCCGATGCCTTGTCGCGCTCGAGCGAGGCCTGATCGATCATAAGTGTGCTGGAAACTATGGTCGCGTGCAGTTCGTTGCGCTGGGCGTGGAGGCGCCTAACGAGCTCGAGTTCCTGGGGCGTCAGGCGCTTAACCGTGCCTTCGTCGGTTGGAAACGCCGTAACGACCTTGCCGTTTTCTTCGCCCATAGAGCACCGCTTTCGTAAGTGCTCTCATCCTACCAAAGAGGTCTGGCCGAGCCGATTATCGCCCTATGTGCTCGCACGGGACGGATTGGACGATGAGCTTGTCCGCGTCCAGGTTTCGCGCGAAGTCGAGTTTAGTCGCGCCCTCATGGGAGTCGCTCGAGGCACCGAGGTAGCCTTTGTGAGAATTGAGGTGCGCCAGCACGTTTGCTTTGGCTCCCTCTGGGCTCTCGTCCTCAACGTGGAAATGGGCGTTGACTTCGACGTAGTAAATCTTTTTGGCCATGTCTGCCTACTTTCCGAGCGCCATGTACTGAAAATTATGGGACGAAGAATCGTTGTTGCGGATGCTGATGGCCGAAGCCCCGGCGCAATATGCCTCCGGGTCGTTAGCCGGAGTTAAGAGAGCATCGGCTGCCACGGTGGCGGAGAAGCTGGTTGCACTGGTAAAGACCGCGGCACCGGAAAGGATCACGCTTGACGTCGTTGAGCCAGCGATTTTGAGCGTTCCGGTGACGAGGTGGGTGGTCGCCCCAAAATCCGCACCGGCTGGCGTATACGTTGGGGGGAGGTGCGCTGGCGTCCCAAGGCCAGCCCCGCCAGGGGATGCCTGCACTCCACCGGATCCATCCGCTTGAAACACCACGAGTGCGCTTGAGTTTTGAACCAGCAACATGCCGGGGATGCTCGTGGAAGGGCCTGTGACCGTGATACCGGAGGCGTTGGTGCTACCGATTGCAATCGACGGCCCCGACCCCGACCTTTGAATGGTTGGAGCCGACACTTGCCCAGCCGTCATCGTTCCTGAAATAGTCGTCGACGCGCATGTCAGGTTTCCGGATATGTTGATGAACCCCGACTGCTGAGAGCCGGGGGATAAAATGACGAACGAGCCGCTGGTTAAAATCGAGGCGAAGCCTGCAAACGCTGCTCCCTGGGTGATGTAGCCAGCCTGCATCGACGACGCGCCGGAGGGAATGGCAAACGTCGCAAGCGAGAACCAACCTGAATCCGGGGGCGGGGGAGAAGACGTGTTTGGCCCCTTGAGGGCGAAGGCAATTCCGGTAACTCTGTCCCTATTTTGGGTCTGCGAACTGCGGTTGTTTTGAGTGTCAGAGAAAGTCAGGTTGTTGGGGTTGGAATCTGAGTCGACCACTTGACACTCAAGGGTGTAGTAGTTGGTCCCCGACCCAGGCGCAACCATTGTGCCGAACTGGTTGGAGAGCGCAGAATCAGAGCGACCTTGCTTTGTGATGACGGTGGCGTCGATTGGGAGGCCGGTGGTCGGAGAACCCCAGGCGGTGGCTTCGGCTGCGATCTGCTGATAAAGGCTTCCGGCGCCGATGTTGACCGAGAATCCAGACCCCGGTGTTACCGTTAGCCCGGTAAACTGCGGGTTGGACGTACCGAATATGTCAAAAAGCGCGCGACCGAGTGCTTTTTGCACGTTGGATTGAATCTGCAGCAGGTCCGAGTCGCCTGGAAGCTGGCCGAAATAAACCGTGCGTCTGGTGTAGAAAAGGCCGAGTTTGAAGCTCACGGCGCTATCGTACCTGCCTCATGGATGCTGCACGAACGCGACAAAGCATGTGATACCCTCGGGTTTGCACGCGTTGATGGCGGCATATATCGTGGTCTGAATGATTGACGTCACGTTTGGCGGCCGGTAGAAGATCGTGATGTAGACATCACCTGGCCCTACAAGGGCCCCACCCAGAGCTCCAAGGGTCCCCAGGCCCCCGTACGTTCCCAACGACATGCAATCATAGGTGTTGCCGTCCTCAACTATGGCAAACGTGAAGTTGAGAAGGTTGGAGAGGTATTGCAGGGCCAGCTGCATCCCAAAACGCGTGGCTTGGGGGGAAATATGTTGCTGGATGCGCACGCGGTAGGCATTGTCCAGCTCGTTGGGCAGCCGCGGCAGCGTACCGCCGAACAGGTCGGCTGAGATGAGGTCCAGGTTCGTGTCGGTCGCTGTGGCAATTCTCGTCTGAAGCTGTTGGTATCGGGCTGCAAAGTAGTTCTGGAAGGTGAGCATCCCGACGCCCTGCGCCACAGACGCCAAGACTCCGGTGCCGCGCAGCTTTGCCGTGTCTCCGACCCATGAGTCGGGAATGAGATCCATAATGCGCTGGGCGTGGTCTTGCCATGTGCCCGGCCCGAACTCGTAGATGGGATAGAGGTCGAACAGCATTTAAGGTGTCGGGGTGATCGTGCTGGCGCGCGGAAGCTGATTCACGGCAATGGTAAGAGTTCCGTTCACACCATTAATGAGCACCGAGCTTGCGGTGTAGGATGCTACACCTGGGGTCGTGGCGATGATGTTGTCGATTCCGGCTAGGGTTACGTTTACTCCCACCCCAAGGGTATTGATGTAATTAGTCAAGGCGGTAATCAGCGCGTTGTGCACCGTAGCTTGGGTGTATCCACTGGCGAGCACCCAGCTAAAGGCGACTGCGACGGTGACGTTCGTCGGCGCGCTCACGGCAAACCCGACTCCCAAGGCTTTGACTGCTTGCACGGCGTTGGAGACAGATGTGAGCGTACCGGAAGGAATCGCACCGGAGCCGTCGTCCACCACCACGGTGAAGTTTCCGGGCCACGAAGCAAGTGCAAAGGTGAGGTGGTCGAGCAACTGATAGGTCAGGCCGTTTTGAACCGCATTGATCGCAGCACCCACGGCACCCGCGGTCGCCTTCGAGAGAGCGGCGAGGTAGTTGACGAAGCGCAACTTGAGGGCTGAGTCGGTTTCCTGAGCGACACCGTTTGTGAAGGCAGACCCGTTGTTGACCGAATCCACGCCTTGCAGAGAAACGATCTGCGTGATGGTGTTTGCCAGAACATTTCCGACCGTGCCAGCCGTCAGGCACTTCACGGTGACCGTAATCGAACCGGTGCCGATGGGCATGACATAGGCGCCCAGCGTCGCGTTCCAGGCGGGTTGGGTGACATCCGAAATGATCTGGAACTGCACCCCGCCCACGTTTGTCTGCACGTTGGCGACGTTTGGCCCTGCCGCTGGTACGGCACTTGGGATGATGTTTAAGGCAGCAGAAGTGTTGTTGCGATTCAGGGTTACGGTGCCTGTAGCAAGGGCCGCGGAAATGCGTGTCAGGCCAAAGTCTGCAACGAACGAATCGACGTCTGCCCCTTGAGAGCTTGCCAGGCGGCAGATGTTGGCGACGTGGGTGATGACGGCCTGAACGCTAATTGCCTGCGCTGTGGTGGCCTCGCCGATTGCAAGAGGGACCGAACCAGGGGTGAAGTCGGTGAGGGCGGGAGCCCCTTGCTCCATCTGGTTGATGTACGCCGCCAAAAGAGCGGAGAAGGTCTTGACCGGAAGCTGCGTGTTGACGAACAGGCCAAGTGTGAAGCGCATCAGTTTGTAATCTCGATCGTGCCGATGGCGGGGATGAGAACCACCTGCCCGTTGACCGTCACAACCGAGGCCGATACAGCTAGGCCTGCATTGTCGGACGTGGTTCCCACGTTGATGACAGGGGCTGGGTTGTTCGTCACGTTTGGCTCTTTGAGACACTGCTCGGTGAGTTTTTGGGCGCACTTGGACTTGAGTTCAGAGGTGATTGGGGCAGCAACATAGCGCCGCGCGCCGCCGCCATAGGTTGGATGAAAAACGTAGTCGCACTCTGCCGTCACAGCACCATTGGAATCTTGAGCCACGGGGTTGGTGAGAAACCTGCGAATGATGCGCTCTTGAACAGCACCCGCGCCGTCAACTAAAAGCAATCCGCCAGTCGGCGAGATTTGCAAGTCTGTTCCCCAAGGCAAGCTGACAGAGGCCATCAGTCGGTCGCTTTCACGGTAGTAGATCCACCAGCCGTCGGCTCGGTAAGGGTTGGTGGCCCAACCCCGGTACCAGCGGCACACTCTCCAGCCAATGATGTAAAGGCGGCCTGGATGTTAACAACCAGCGCGTGAACAACTGCTTGCAAATCGGTTTTTGTTACCACTCCTTGTCCGGCCGCAAGCCCTTGCGCTCCTAACTCTGTCAGCGGGGAGATTACCCCGACCTTAGTCGATCCGTTGAGCCTAATCTGCGGCGCCGTGATGTCGCCGTACCCACCACCGACCAGATGCGCCCCGCCCAGACCATCCCCACCAGTTACGCCGTCGTCTGTCGTCTTGACCGCGTTGCCTTTAGCGTCGAGCCAGCCGCGAGACTTTCCGTCGGTGAATGGTGGTTTCTCCACTGAATTGTAGAGTAAAATCGCAACCACCGGAAACGGGATCTCGCTATCCATGAAGATAATGATTGCCTGGGCGCCGGCAACTGGCTCGAATTGCTCGCCGAATCCGGCCCCGGTGAACGCTGTTGCCAGGGGGACATAACCCGTGACTATGGGGT